GTACGGGTACTCCGACGATCGGCATTATGCTAATCTAGTAGATGCTCAAAAGCTTTAGACTTTTTGTTTCCCTATTCTTCCTAAGCTTTTTTCTTTTATCTTCACAAGCAAAAGCTGAAAATCCGGTAATTACCAGGCCTACAGACTTTTGGTTTGAGTACACCGAACCGACGCAGTTTATTGCCGAGACCTTCATGATGGAGAGCAGCAACTCCGATCCCCAGTTGTGGCTGTACGACGAGCAGGGTACCCTTCTCTACACCAATGACGATTACAGGGGTTTGCAGTCCTACATCTCCATGGAAGTGCAACCCGGCAGATATCGCCTGCGCGCGGGTACATGCTGCCACCAGCCCGATGTGTGGCGTGACGGGGTGCAGTGGAACGTCAGCTACGAGCTAACCTTTAATGGTATCCCTGCGTCAACTACGACTTCTTCAACGACCACCACGACAACGCTCCCACCAACAACAACCACGGAGCTACCTCAAACAACCACAACATCTACAACCACCACCACAACTACTACCACCACGATTCCGGAGACGACAACGACATGGCCTCAAACTACCACAATTCCGACGACGATTCCTACTACTACTGCAGCGCCAGTGACTGTGCCTGCCACGACTACGACTGTCCCTGCCACAACCACAACCACTACAAGCACGACAACGACAGTGCCCGAGACTACGACGACAGCACCCCCGGTAGTGATACCCCCAGTGGTGACTGCGGATCAGGCCGCGGAAATTGCAACAAGCCAGGAAGCCCTGGCGGAAGCAACTGAGGAACAGGCCACCGAGGTCTTTGCTGCGTTGGAAATCGAAGAGCTTTCTGATACTCAGTTGGAAGAACTAGTTGTAGCCGTCCAATCGGCCCCTGAGGCGGTCCGTGAGGCGTTTGAAGAGGAAATCAACATCTTCGGCGGTCAGGTCGATTCCTACGTCCCTGTTGGCTCTACAGTGCCTGTAGGCGAGCGCCGCAGTTTGATTGCTATCGGCATAGCTATGAGCGTAGCTCCTGCAGCAATTCGCCGGAAATGATAAAATCTAGCAATGCGTAAGTATTTTGGTGCTATCTTATCTCTGCTGATTTGGGCCTCCGGAACAGGTATGGTATTAATTACCCTGTCAGGAGACGCCCTCAGTAAAGCATTGTACATCAGCGCTGCTACGTTAGGTGTTAGTGTTGTGGCTATCGCATTTGGCGTTGGAGTAGATGATTAATGGCAGTTCCAGCAGAGCAGGATCTTGTAGTAACACGTGGGGATACGCTGACTGTCGGCGTCACAATGACCACTAACGGCACAACGCCCATTAACATTACTAACCGCGTATACACATCTATGGTTCGTCAGAACTATGACGACCCTACTCCAGCGGCCACCTTTACCTGCACAATTATTAGCGGTGCAGCTGGTACTCTTCAGCTAGTTATGTCTGCCGCAAGTACAGCCGTTCTTGAACCACAGAACTATTATTGGGATCTCCAGGAAAACGCTTCCGGGATTATCACTACCATTCTTTCCGGTTCCTTTGTTGTCTTGCCTGACGTTACGAGGACTTAATGCCCAGCGTAGACGTAACAGTTACCAGGGCTGACGTTGTTTCCGGCGTAATTACGAGCGCCGTTGTTACCGTCGTCGGCACCACAAACGCTGGTCCTCAAGGAGCCACTGGTGCAACGGGAGCTACAGGAGCTACTGGCCCCACAGGTTCGACTGGAGCCACAGGAGCTACTGGTCCTACAGGCCCGCAAGGCATTCAGGGTATTAAGGGCGATACTGGAGCAACAGGTGCTACAGGAGCCACGGGCCCGCAGGGACCAAAGGGCGATACCGGAGACACTGGTCCTACTGGACCTACCGGTGCTACAGGAGCCACGGGCGCTCAAGGAATCAAAGGCGACACAGGAGACACGGGACCGACAGGACCGACAGGACCGACAGGCGCTACGGGACCGACAGGCCCAACAGGTGCAACAGGTGCAGATTCTACCGTTCCTGGACCAACAGGGCCAACAGGCGCTACAGGGCCAACAGGCGCTACGGGGGCACAAGGTCCACAGGGAATTCAGGGAGTTAAGGGTGATACCGGAGATACAGGTCCAACCGGGGCTACCGGTCCTACTGGACCTACCGGTGCTACAGGGCCCACTGGTGCAACGGGAGCTACCGGCGCAACGGGCGGATTCAACTCCACTCAAACAATTGTATCAGGGACAACATACACCCCCTCTTCTGCCGACGTAGGCAAGATGATTCAGCTGACCAATACAAGCAATATCAACATCACTATCAACACGGGTCTTGGTTTGACAGCAGGACAAAGTATTGACTTCCTTCGCTTTCAAACTGGAACCGTTACATTTAACGGCACAGCAGTACCGGTAGCTACTCCAGGCTTAAAGCTTCGCGATCGGTATTCTGCTGCAACATTGTTTTGTGTGGGAACTGACAGCTATGTGCTTATTGGAGATTTGAGTACATAATGCCCATCAGGCACGGGTTCATGGGCGCAGGAATTACGCTTTTGCCAGCGATTACCATCAGTTCCACGACAAACTTTAACGAATCTAGGGCAACGTTTAATGCTGTAGTTAACCCCAATGGCTATACAACAAGCGTACAATTTCAGTACAAAAAAAGCTCTGAATCCAGCTGGACTAACGGAGCAACGATTACTGGGATAATTGGAAGCACCAGTCAAAACGTTTTTAGTAATCAAACTGGTCTTGAAATCAACAACTCTACCGGCACGATTTACGATGTCCGCGCCGTAGCTACAAACTCTGTTGGTACACAAACATCAGGGACTACAACGTTCACAACATGGCGTTTGCTTCCATACGCAAACGGTACTGCTGGTTCGTACTCTGTTAGCATCCCTACCGTTACGCCTACTGGTGGAAGCCCTATTGCGGCGAGCATTTACAACATCTTTATATGCGGTGGCGGTGGCGGTGCCGGTATGGGCGGTGGCGGTGCTGGCGGTTACCGTGCTCTTTCTTCGCGCGCCTTTTCAAGTGGTGCAAATCAAGGCTTAACCGTTGCGGTTGGTGCCGGTGGCGGTGGTCGAGCAGCTGGTGGGGCTACATCAATTAGCGGCACCAACTGGACAACCTTGTCGGCTGGTGGTGGTGCAGCTGGTGCATACAACCCACCATATGGCGGCAATGGCGGCAATCAAGGATCAGGAGACGGAGCTACCACGGGTGGTGTTGGTTATTCAAACTTAGACAAAAACAGCAACCCTGATCCCAATAACTATTCTTATGGTGGTGGCGCAGGGTGGGCTGCTAACGGAGGAAACGCAGGAGACATTCTTGATGGACCGTTCCGTCCTGGCAACGGCGGCAATGGATCTGCAACGACGTATGGCTCGTACACAGGAGGAGCGGGAGGCCGAGGATATTCTGTGCAAATTGGAACCGGAGCAGTTGGTTCTAACGGCGCAAACTGGGGTGGGTTCGGTTCAGGCGGTCAAGCAGTCGATGGTGCCGGTGTGGTTGGTTTAGTCTACTTCCAGTACTATGGAGCACCATGATCCAAACACAATTATTTTCAACAGCAATCTTGTCTACGCACAGAGGATTCTTTGTTCTTGACAAACTCCCTAAGTTTGCAGCAGAAGTAGATGTTTGGGTTCAAACCCCGGCAGGTAACGAATCGGTCGATTTTGTTGACGTATTTGTTCTTCAGGACGGGACGCTGTTGGCTGCATGGGTCCACCCATTTCAAAAGCTTCCAATCCACAACTTGACAGTCTTTTGTGATGGTGTAGTTCAGGTTCTGAACCTTTATCCGCTTGAGCGTATTTTTGACGTTTATGACCGCCCTCTTGATTCGGGGCTCGGAACATTTACGTTTACAAAATCAGTAGCCATTGACGGGGGTGATTGGCGCTGCGATCGCGGCATGTATGGGGCAAAAGCTTTTGAACAAGAAAACCTTGATTCCGTCTTTCAAGAAGTTGGTCAGATTGTTGTCTATGAGCCGTTTCTTAATTTAAACGGTACGTCGCATTTGATTTACGTAGAGGCAAACGACAGAACTCAATTGGCAGAAGAAAAGGTCAACAACAGCATTGCTCCCGTAACCGGCCGCACGCTCCAGGAAACTATGCGCCTTGTTTATGAATGGTCGGTTCTTGCCGAAGATCCATTTAACAGCACAGACGAGGCGGCCACAGCAGCTAAGACATTCCTTGATTCCCTTGGGTTTACTACAGAGGAACGCGCAGCCCTAGCCTCTTTGCCACCTATGCAGATCAGCAACTACTTGGCAGGTAGCGAAACGGCCCGTGTCCGGCCATCAGGCATTTCTGCTTTAGATAACGCTATCAAGACAATGGTGTTCAAGCGCATGGCCTCATCCTCCTTGTCGGCTTTGTTCCAAATTCACGGAATTGAAGACACTTACGGACTTGCAGCATTAGAACAGGCCGAGCTCAACGCGGGTATTCAAAGGTTTAACGACTACTACGTCGAACCGATCAGTCCTGGAGATAAACCGTTCTACGACAACCAAGTCAGGTTCTTTGCCAACAAGCAGTCCATCCTTGATGGTGGACTAGGATTAGGATAGAATTAACCCATGAACCGTGGTCAAATTCGTACGGCTGTAAAGCAACGCCTAGCAATCCCTGCTTCCGGCGACGGCTTGCTTCCGGACACCACGATTGACTCTTTGATCAACCGCTCCCTAGCTACTATCTCAGCTACCAAGGAATGGCCTTGGCTGTTGGACACTCAGGCTATGACTTTTGTAGGCGGCTCGGCTACTGTCCCCAACGACTTTGTACGGGCCCGCCAGCTGGTTATTAACGATCTTCCGGTCATGTGGGTCCAGCTTGAGGACTTCCTTGACCCTGACCGCATGACGGCTACCTTTGCTTGGACGATCATCGGCAACAAGGCTCGGCTCAACCCTCTTCCGACAACCGATCAAAACGGAACTTTGTACTACTACCGTAGTGAGCCTGAATTGCTGAGCGACTATTCGACACCGCTGATGCCAGCTTTGCACCACCCTCTAATCGTGGCCTACACCTCGTACCTTGCAGCAATGGTTCGCCAAGACGAGGGACGTGCTGCGGTATACCAGGCTGAGTACCAAGCAATCCTTGACACCATGCGTGACGACCTGAAGCAAAACACCTCTCGCCGCATTCGGTATAGCCCTGGTTACCAACATGCTGCGTGGTCATAATGCCAGCCTTTACTTCTACATGGGATGACTTTACCGGCGGGTATTTCATTGGCGAGAACGATAACCGCCAGCCACGATCTACCTTTACTGGCGAAAACGTAGCCGTATCACTTAACGACGGATCTGTTGTTCCCACTAACGCCGTAGCTCAACTTCCTCTTTATTCAAACACCGAGTCTGTCGTTATTGAAAATAATTCTATTTATATAGACGCAGGATCTACTTCAAGTAGTTTTGTTACTGCCGCTGTGCAAGGAGGTTCATATCTATATTTTGCTGTTCAAATTACTACGACCTCAAGCAAATCTTTCAGAATGTACAGAGTGGGGCTTTTTAAAGAATCGAGCCAACAGCTTGTTTCTGTTAGTGACGCCGTAACTATCGACAACGCATTTAATATTAGTAATGTATTTACCACCAACGAGGGTGGTCAAGTTTATGCTTACGTTGGTGCAAAGGACAAAATATACAGATTTACCGGAACTGGCGCATGGAACGCAGTAAACCCTGCAGTCAAGACCGACATTACTCTTCCCGCAGGCATCACTAGCGTTGATGGTATAACTGTATGGAATGCAAGAATGGTGGCCTGGTCATCTACGACTGACTTTGTTTATTTTTCAGCCTCGCTTAATTTTAGCTCCTGGGATCCTATTGATTATCTTGCTCCAGGTTATTCAAACAACGGTGTCACTTGGGTGATACCTAGATACGACGATCTGTTGGTAATTAAGCCAAACGCTATTTATTCTATTACCGGAGTTCTTGGCGCAACTGCTGCTGTCCGTCAGGTTTCTGATGCTATCTATCCACTTGATACCGACTATTCGTCAATAGTTTCGCAATCAAACACCATGTTCTACCTTTCACGATTGACAGAACCTTACTATGCGAACATCAATTTCTTGTCCGGTCAACAAGTAGGGGTCGCAGCTTATCAAAACTTTGGTAGAGCATTTGAATCTCCGTATGGCGGCATAGACCATGCTACACCGCCAGCTCTTGCCGCAACAGCAAATGGTGACGTTGTGTGCACTTATTCAGTTAATGAATTTGGTGCTGGCGGGTTCTACGCCTTGATCAGAAATAGGTTTGGCGATTGGTTAAGAATCAAAAGCCATTCTTTAGATTTTTATTCTGTTCCTGTTGGCGGAGTATCGCAAAACAATAAATTCATTAGACGCTACAGCGCTGTAAATAACTACCAAACCCCAACAGGGACAAATGGTTTTTCGCCAAACGCAATGCTATTTATGCAAGTTGCTTCTAATACAGAAGACGGTTCCGGAAGTGTTAAATACGCTAGATACAAAGCTATTTCTTTTGGCATTTGGTTCCAGCAACAAATTAATGCAGGGCATGATTATTCAGGTTCCCCTTCTGTAATCGCTGACGCTGTTACAGAGGGAACAGTAATCCTTTCTGCGGTTGACGATCAAAAAGCTTCTACCATCCGTCGTGTTTATGTTGAAGCAACTCTTGACATGGACTATATGAATTACGACGACTTCACTGGGACTGCTCAAATGTCCGTATCTGTAGTTAATAGTGCTCCGGAAGATGTTGCCTATGACCCAACTTTAAACTTTGTATCTACAGAACGTACGTACAGCCAAAGCCTTGTAGACATTCCAAACACAACATCGTTTATTCCCAACGATGCAAAGGCGGCTCCCTATGTATCCGGAAACCCATACAAGAGGGTAACCGCTACCCGCATTCTTCGTTTTGACTCAGATAACATGGGCTACGGTTACAAGCACAATGTATCTATCAGATTTTCCGGCTTTAGGATTAAGCGTGTTTGGATTGAAGGAGATTCACGATGAATGAGGTTGTGTGGCGTCACCCACGCCAAGCTTACGAATTGGCCTACGTGCTAAAGAATGACCGAAGCGGGGCTTATGAAGAGTACGCTGCGGCGTTGCGGGAAAACATTGTTTCTTTGGAGGA